ACTGGCGATGGTGATGCAGCATCGCGGCGACTATGTCGCCGCGGGTCTGACCATCTTGCGCGCCTTTCACGTCGCCGGTCGTCCTGAACAGACCGTGCCGCTTGGCTCCTTCACTGCTTGGTCAGGCTGGGTGCGCGACGCCCTGATCTGGCTGGGCGAGGCTGATCCCTGCGAGACCATGGAAGGCATGCGTGGCGCGGACCCAAAGCTGGAAGCGCTGAGATCGGCGCTGGAGGAATGGCGATCGGTGATCGGCACCGACCGCGTCACCGTGCGCGAGATCATCGAGCGGGCCGCAGCCCAGCAGACCCAGTTGTTCGGCAAGCCCGAGTTCGTGAACCCCGAGTTTCGCGAAGCCCTGCTCCGCGTTGCGGGCGAAGGTGGCGCGATCAACGGCCTGCGTCTCGGCAAATGGCTGTCGCAGCATCAGAACCGGGTCGTCGCGGGTCACCGCATCGTCGCGGCTGGCAGCAGCGGCAATCGCGCCTACTGGCAATTGCAGGTCGTGATTGGCGACGCTGCTCCGATCCCCGAGGGTTCTGATCCGTTCCGGAGGGCTTCCAATGGCTGACAAGCGTTCGCGGATTGTCCGGTTAGGTTGGGTGGGATTGGTTAGGTGCTTCCCGTCGCATACATTGTTTGTCACCAAAACTGTCAGTGGCGTGGCACAGACATCGTGCCGACATAACAACACGTCCATCGCATGTGACGTGACACATACGGGAAGGGGCTGGGATCACCCCACTCAACCCACCCACCCTAACCAGACGGATCGGCAACGGGAGGCAAGGCTCGGGATGACCCGTCAGAACATCAGAACCGTTGTTAGCGCACGGGAACAGCGGATCGCGGGCGACCGGGCGGTTCCTTTTGGGCCGATCCGTATGTGGGGGAGCGCAGCGCATGACTCCGCCAGCGTCAGGGGGCGGAAATGACTAAACTCGACAGCCATGAGACCAAGACCGCCTTCGCCGCGCGGGTGGGTCTGACGAAGGGCCGCATCTCGCAACTGGTGGCCGAGGGTCTGCCGGTGCGCGCGGACGGGCAGATCGACGTGGCCGTGGGGCTTTCGTGGATCGAGGACAATCTCGACCCCGCCCGGCGCAACCGGGGCGGTGCCGCTGCTTCCCCGACCCGTGTCAGCACCACACTGGCCGAGGCCAAGCGGCTGCATGAAATCGTCAAGGTGCAGCGCGCCAAGCTGGCCTTCGAGAAAGAGCAGGGCCTGCTGGTCGAAACCGCTGCCGCCACGAGGACCGTCTTTGACCGCGCGCGTGCTGAGCGCGACGCCCACATAGCTTGGGTTCAGCGCACAGCGCCGCTGCTTGCCGCCGAGGTTGGGGCCGATCCGCGTGCCACTTTCGCCGCACTGGACCGGATGATGCGCGAACATCTCGAATACCTGGCCGACATGCCGCTAGGGAGCTTTGGCGATGGTGCCTGAAATTGATCTCGCCTGGCGGCGCGGCATCCGCCCTGAACCACCGATCCCGGTATCGGACTGGGCTGATCGCCATCGCATCCTGCCGCCCACTTCGGCGGAACCGGGGCGCTGGCGCACAGACCGCACGCCCTATCTCCGGGCGGTGATGGACGCCCTGTCCACCTCCAGCCCGTACGAACGCGTCGTGCTGATGAAGGGCGCGCAGACTGGAGGCTCCGAGGCCGGGCTGAACTGGCTTGGCTACATCATCCAGAACGCCCCCGGCATCGCAATGCTGGTCATGCCGTCGCTCGACATGGTGCGGCGCAACACCACTGTGCGGATCGACCCGCTGATCGAAGCGACTCCTGCCTTGCGCGATCTGGTATCGGCCCCGAGGTCGCGCGACGCGGGGAACAGCCTGTTCCGCAAATCCTTCCCCGGCGGCCAGCTGGTGATGACCGGCGCCAACAGTGCCGTCGGCCTGCGATCCACCCCGGTGCGCTATCTGTTCCTGGACGAGGTGGACGGCTATCCCGGCGATGCCGATGGCGAGGGCGATCCTGTGGATCTTGCGATCCAGCGCACCACCACCTTCCGGGGGCGGCGCAAGATTTACATGGTGTCGACCCCGACGCTGAAAGGCCATTCCCGCATCGAGGCGGCCTATCTCGACAGCGATCAGAGGTATTTCCACGTCCCCTGCCAGCATTGTGGCGACATGGCCCCGATCATGTGGGCGCGCATCCGCTGGCCAGAAGGGCAGCGCGACGCCGCTTATCTGGTCTGCGAAGCCTGCGGTGGCGTGCATCATGAACACGAAAAGCCGCGCATGATGTCCGCCGGTGAATGGCGGCCGACCGCGCTGGGAGATGGCCGCACAGCGGGGTTCCACCTGTCATCGCTCTATTCCCCTTGGGAGACATGGGCCGAGATTGCGCAGGAACATGCGCGCGTCGCCAAGGATCCCGCCCGCCTGCAGGTCTGGGTCAACACCAAGCTGGGCGAGTCCTGGGAGGATCAGGCGGGCGACACCGTTCCCGCCGATCCCCTCATGGCCCGGCGCGAGGATTGGGGCACCGACCTCGCCCCCGGCGTGGCCGTGCTGACAGCAGGTGTCGATGTCCAAGGCGACCGGCTCGAGGTGCAGATTGTCGGCTGGGGCCGCGACGAGGAGGCGTGGGTCATTGACTATTGCGTCCTGTGGGGCGACCCTTCCGGCCCGCGCCTCTGGTCCGATCTGGATGGCGTGCTGAACGGCACCTATGGCGATCTGCCCGTGCGCGCCGTCGCCGTGGATACTGGCGGCCATCACACCAAGATGGCCTACGAATTCTGCCGCACCCGCCTTGCCCGCCGCATCTGGGCCATCAAGGGCCGGGGCGGCCCCGGCATACCGGTCTGGCCCCGTCGCCCCACCCGGACCAACAAGGGCAAGATCCCGCTGTTCATCGTCGGCGTCGATGCCGTGAAGGACGCCGTCTACGCCCGGCTGAAGTTGACCGAACCCGGCCCCGGCGCCATCCACTTCCCGCGCCGCCTCGACGTTGACTATTTCCGCCAGTTAACCGCCGAACGCGTCGTCACCCGCTTCGAAAAAGGCCGACCCATCCGTTCGTGGCAACCCAAGCGCGACGGCGAACGCAACGAGGCGCTGGACACCTTCGTCTACGCCCACGCCGCCCTGCACGGCCTGATCAGCATGGGGATGCGGTTGAACGAGGAGGCGGAGGGGATGATCGTGCCAAGACCGCGCGGGCCAGTGCGAGCCGCGAACAATGGGATCATTCGCTCGAATTGGCTGGATTCTCGAATCAGGTGATCAAAGGGTGGCTTTTAGTTTCGGTTGCCGCATCCCGCTTCCGCTTTTTGGCTGGCTTGTCCGTCAAGGATCGGTAAAAGTTGCAGAAAAGTAATCTCATACGCCTAACAGTTGAAGCAATCAAAAGGCAATAGCGGACCAAGACGAGGGCGGGGCGGCATGGCGACCACAGAACACACCATGAACGATGCGCTTGCGACTTTGCTGCGCAAGACCAAACGTGCTTGGTCTGTCGCTGGTGTGGTGAGTTCCGAGAACACGAAAACAATCAAGAACTCGACAGCCCGGCCCGACATCCTGATCCAAGAACCGGGCATTTCTCCGATCACGATAGAAACCGAAGTCCTGCCTGCGGTAACTGTTGAACCGGAAGCACGGTCCCGACTCGGCTGCCAGGTAGCGACCACCGGCAGGCCGATTCTGGCGAGTGTCGCCGTGCGCTTGCCCTTGCGCTTGCGCACCATGGCTGACTCTGCCCTCGCGGACGAACTCGACAAGGCCACGGATCTTGAATACGCGCTCTTCACTGGCAAAGACCAGACTGAGGCGGATCGCTGGCCTTCATCGGGCTGGTTGAAGGGCACCGTCAAAGACGTCTCGATCCTTGCCCAATCTGCGGCCGTCCCGCCTGCACTGATCGAAGACGCTGTGAACAACCTTGTTGCCGGTGTCTCGGAAGCGGCGGGCATCCTCGATCAGATCGCGGCATCCTTCCCCACTGCCATGGCCAAGATCGCGACCGACCTTTGTCAGGAGGACGGGACACAGACGCGGCGCATGGCGGCAACGATCCTGTCCGACGCGTTCGTTTTTCATGAGTCACTCGCTGGGGCAACTGCGCTGCTCAAGGACGTGCGCAGCCTTGATGCGCTTCGAAGCGCCGGGGAACTGAACAAGACCAAATTGCTTGCTGAATGGCGCAAAATTCTGAAAGTCAATTATTGGCCGATATTCGACATTTCGCGCCGGATATTGGAGGCCGTTCCCACAGCCCAAAGCAAAGTGCTCGTCGAAAAGCTGGCAGAGACAGCCGATCAATTGGTCGAGAACCAACTGATGCGTTCGCACGACCTGACCGGTGCGGTCTTCCAGAAGCTGATCTCCGACCGGAAATTCCTTGCTGCATACTACA